ACCAGAAGAAACACCGAAGATTTGTGTCTGAACAGAACCAGATGAACCTGTAGAACACAAGTCATTGTTGCCACCACTCATCATTGCAGGCGCTACAGCAGTTGGCGGCGGTTGAATCACACGCTGAGTAATTGTAGTTTCATTAATGTTGCGGTTAGTCATATCACCAGAGTTGATGTTCTGATTAACGTTGGCGTTTTGATTAACGTTCGTATTTGTGCTAGTGCTAGTTGACTGATTAACGTTGTTATTGTTATTCGTCATTGTGCCAGAATTGATGTTCTGGTTAACGTTATTGCTAGTGCTAGTATTGATGTTTGTATTTTTATTATCGCTAGTTGATACGTTATTGTTGTTGTACGTCATTGTACCAGTATTTTCATTCTTATTGATATTGGTATTTGTACTGACGGTGTTGTTGTTGTTATTGAACGTCTGTGTACCACTATTAATATTGTGGTTTGTATTTGTGTTTGTTGACGTTGAAGTGTTGACGTTATTGTTATTGTTCGTCATAGTTCCAGTATTGACATTGTTATTATTATATGTCATTGTACCAGAGTTGACGTTGTTGTTATTGAACGTCTGTGTTCCGCTATTGATGTTATTGTTTGTGTTAACGTTTGTGGATGTGCTAGTGCTTGTACTGTTGTTATTGTTTGTATTCAGCGAAGTGCTATTGACAGTCGAATTACTTGTAGCATTAGTAGTGCTTACTGCCGTACTGTTACTATTTACTGTGCTGACGCTATTAGAGGTACTATTTGTATCCACTAATGATTTGCTATCGTATGTACCTTGATTGATGAGACTTGTGGTCCCTGTTGTTGTGCCACCAGTTGTGCTGGATGTTCCGCTTGTTGTTTGTGCTGATACTGCACCAAACATCATAACAAAAAGAATACCTATAAGGTTCTTCTTGTTGATACTGACCGTCATTTTTGTGTTTCTCCTTATTGTTTTATTGACACCTCCATAATATAAAGCAATATTCGTGCTTAGGGCAAAAACTTTAAACCATCGACAAGCCACGATGCGATGAGAACACCGCAAATTACTTTGAGTAGCTTGTCAAAGTTTTCTTTGTAATCAAATACTTCATGTTGTCGGTTCATTGACTACACCTATGTGTTTTACAATACTCAAAAAGTTCGTATAGACCAAATCCTAAACCAGCGAGAAATGCAATGCCTAATATAACGGCAAAAACTATTTCAATGTTTTCTTGTAGTTCTCTTTTGCGTTTTGCTTCCGCTTCTTTGGCTCTTCTTGCTTCATGCGCCGCTTCCACATCCATGGCCTGCGACCTCATTTTAATTTTATTCCATACGTCAATCTTGCCTGCTTGCATGAATAGCAGTTGCAATTCTTTTTCAAACTGAACGGCTTGGTCCAAAGCCATTTCAATTTCAATTGCCGCACCCATACTAGATTTTTTGCCGCTATTTTTTGCTTCTGTTGCGGCTTTCGTTGCATTACTTTTCGCATCAAAGTATTTTCCCAACACCGGACCTAATGACGAAACATCATCTACAGTTTTGGATACTTTTTTAATTAATGCAACAGCAGACTGTATGCCTGCTAGTGCCGTTATCGGATCAATCATTGGTGTTATTCCTGTTTACATATTTCTTTGTATAATCGCTGAGAACAATCTTTTTTTACCCACTCTACGCAATATACTTTTCGTTCAAAAACATCACCAGTCCACTTCCAACGGACACATTTTAATACTTCATCTTCCTTTGTCTTTTTTGCGCTTGCAGTTGATATTATTAAACATATTATAAAGACAGTTGACTTTACAAGACTATTGGTAGCCAAAGCCATAGACCTTGACTCATCAACAATGCGGCTAAAGCGCCAACAACAATACTTGCCCAATATAGATTCATGCTAACTGCCAAGATACTTGCAGACAGCAATACAATGCTAATCTGAAATGCAGAACCAGCAAATGTCATCCAAGGACCAGACTTACGAATTTCATCACGTTCTGCTTCAAGCGCACGTGCCTTAATCATCAATTCTTTCTTACCCTCACCTGTTGCAGGTTCAGATTCGTATCTATTGATTTTTGCAGTTAACTTATCTGCTTTGTCAAATTGTCTTCTATCAATAGCATCTTCTCTAGCCATTTCAGCGAGAGTTTGTTTGATAGACTTAGCTTGATAGAATGCCCATGTGTCGTTTGCTTTGATTGTATTGCTCAATACTTTGCTAGAATTTCCACTAGCGATATACGTATTGATTGCAAGCAAAGCGGCTAAAACTGTGATTACCCATCCAGCTTTATCTTTAATTTGTGCTTCACGTTCCGAGCGTGACAATGGTTTCTTTTCTACTACTTCTGACATGTTTAACTCCTAAAACGAAATAATTAATTCTTCATTATTTATGGTAAACCAAGTTTTTGGCAGGTTTCAGAGGGGGTTTTTGTTGTTTTTCTGCAACAAAAGCCAAAATAACCCTTGACCTGCCGTCCCATTATGGTATACTAGTCATATGACATTGAGAAAGAAACGTTCTGACAGAAACCATGTGCTTTACCGAGTTACATGCGTTGATACTGGTGATTCATATGTTGGCTTGACTGTTGCACAGGGACAAGCCTACGTGCGTTCGGTTAAAGTCCGTTGGCAAAAACATGTGAGTCGTGCTAAGTGCGAAAACAAAAATTGGGCAATGTGTAATGCTTTGCGTGAATTGGCTGGCGCAGTCTGGCAGTATGAAGTCCTTGAAGTGATTCGTGGACGTAAGCCTGCACACCAGCGTGAACGTGAATTGATTGCCGAATATGAACCTTCCTTGAATACATTTTGACATACCATATATGATGTGTTATACTGTTTAATCTATCGTATAGGAGTTCTTATGACAAACTTTAAAACTGACAGTCTTGGTCTTTTCTTGGGCGTGCTTGCCGCTATTGTAACTGTTGTTGCGATTGGTTCAATTTTTACCATTATGTCAATTAATGTAATTTTCGGAACTGACATTCCGGTTAACGTTGAAACTGTAGCGGCAATTACTTGGTTGACAGTTGCCATTGGTGGTGTGATGAAAGGAAGCAAACAATGAAGAAAATCTTAGCAGTTGCAATTGGTGCTTTAATTGCAACAAGTGCATTTGCGAATGATGTTGTCAATTATCAAATCGTGCCGGTCATTAAAGTTGACCCCATTGGAAGCATGAGAGCCATTTCAATGCCTAGAATGTCATGCACGAATGTTCAACCCGTTGAAGGTGCAGGTGCGCCTGTTCAACCTCAACAACAAAAATGTGTGACATATAGTGACAGAGAGTTTCGCTATAATGTAACTGCATTCAACGTGACATTTGAATATCAAGGGCAGATTCGTACAGTTAAAATGAATTACGATCCCGGCAATGCAATTAGAATTAAGACAGTTACGAAAATTTATGCTGTAGAATAAACTATGAAAAAAACGTGTACGCTACATAGTATCATAGCAACTTTATTTTTGTGTAATTTTGCACACGCTAAAGTTGTTCTTGTGGAAGATTCGTCAACCAAAGACGGCTACTACATGGCAAAAGTGATAAATGTGAAACCTATCATAGTAAAGGTACCGTACATGACTACAAAGAATTATTGTCAAAAACATTATGGCACGATACACTATTCAGGACCTGGAACTAATACTCTAGTCTTGGGTGTAACGCCACCGCTTTCAACACCTACGTGTAAACTTGTGACAGAGCAAGTATATCGCAATGTTGTTCAAGGCTATCAAGTAACATATGATTTTAAGGGTACACTTAAAACTGCAATTTTAAATAATGAACCAAGTGAATTTGTGCAGGTGTACAATGCTCCATGACGTATTATGTTTATGGCGCAGAGAAAAGCGACACCACCCGTAAGGTAGAGTTGTTGTTAGTCATTTGCAGACGAGACTACAAAATATTTTGGTTGGGTGAAGACTACACGATAGACCAGTTGCGAAAATTAGTTCCCGATACTAATTTCGTTCCACACATATACCATGGTGCAAAATACATCGGTGGTATCAAAGAACTACACGATTATTTGTATAGTGAACTTAAACAAGAGAAACAATTTCAAAACGAAACTAGAGAGTAAATTATGTCTGATTATGAATATGACTACAAACGATTTGAAGAAATCATTATCACATTGATGAATACGTCTTGGCGAGAGCCCGAAGACTTGCAAATTGGTGAAGATATTTCCGACATTTCAGAAGTGAAAATTATCTTTGACGGCTATGGCGATTTAGAAGATGTGGATGATTCTGGTAATTATCGCTACGTTGAAGGTGGCAATAAGAACATGGAATCGTATGCAGTCTTTATTCACAAAGATTCTGCAACCGAAGATTTTGTATTTCCCGAACATGAATTGACGCCATGGTGTTTGATTCACCGACCTAAAGAGGAAGTCTGTATCTATGTTTGGTATGACGTAGAGAATGACAATTGGGATATTTTGCCGTTGGAAGAACGAGTGGAAGATACTGACTTGACAGTTGAGCAGGTTATGGGTATACTAGAAGCATTGAACGACAAGTATTTTTAACATGGAGAACTTTATTATGGCAACTTTTAATTATGCAACAAGTACTGCAAAAGAACAGAAAGTATTTCGTGATTGGCTTATTAGCCACCTCAAGTATGGTCCTGTGACTGTTGACTTTATGAAAAAAGATGGTACAATGCGTACTATGAAATGCACATTGCAGGAGTCTGCAATTCCAACATATGAAAAGAAAACCGAACGTGTTCGCACCACTTCAAGTGATGAGTCTATCTCTGTAGTTGACTTGGACAAAAACGAATGGCGTTCATTCCGTTACGATTCTATCAAGTCTGTATCATTTACATTGGGTGAATAAATTATGAAATTTTCCAAGATTAATCCTGGCGCTGAGTCCAAGTATATGGGACCAGAGCCTTCTTGGACAAATCAAGAGGAGATTCAAAACCTCAAAGTCGCAGAAATTGGTGCCTTGAATTGGTACAATTATATGTGCGATAACAAACAAGCAAAAACGTTTGTTATTGAATACATGGCTAGCATTGGTAGACCCAAAGAAGAAATTTCTTTAGTCGCATCAAGTGACGCATCTATTCCAGTACAACTTGGTTGGGTAGCACGTATGATGTGTATGGGCTACCAGCCTTCCGAATCATTCAAAAACTTTTTTGTCAAAGAGTTTAAGAATGTTGTCGAGTCTGCAAAGAAAACTAAAAAATCAAAAGCACCTGTTGCCGAATCAACCGCACCAGTCGTTAACATCCAAGATAGAATTCGTGAAAAGGCAGCCGAAGAAGTTGGCGAGATTGAAGGACT